GTATGATTGAACTTGTCCAAAAGAGAGGACATGATATTGTCATCCCCATACGTCATTAACGCTACGTCATCTTGAAAATTACGAAGGTCTTCTCCAATTAACCTATAGACCATTCGCATATACAATGAATTGACTATAGAATTTATAATGACAGTTAGGGGGTGCCCTGATGGATTTGATCCAAAAAATGTGATTATAGTGCCAAAGAAATTCACCGTTGGGAAAGCTGTATCTCGAGCAATTCCTTCCATAATAAGTATTTCTTTGGCATCATAATTTCCACTTACTTTCGCCAACGATATAAGAATACGGAAGGCGGCCATAATGACGGAAGCACACATTTTCTTGTCAAAGGCCTTGAAGTCGCCAGCTATCATACGGTCCTCCCCTTTGGACGTTATGTGGTAATATAAGCGTTCCCACTCTTCAGACTGAGCTGTTAATCCAACTCCGCACTCAAAAACCTCACGGTAGTTGAATATCAATCTGATGTGAGACAGGTAAGCCTTACGGACCACTATTGTCCAAGGAAAAGGAGCACCACAAAAGATTCGCGTTGCCCCCTCTGTGAATTTCTTCACTGAGACAGGCTCATCTTTGAGCGCTGCGGTAAACACCGGATGTGCTAACTCCTTGTTGACATACCGCCTTTCAATCTCATCAACAACAGCTTGCGTCTCAGGCACCACCTCGACGGGGTTGTCCGCAAATGGCTTTGGCTCACCAGCACGGAGTGAATATCTCTTGCTCCTGTTTTGTGGCCATCCATAGCTCGTACTACGCGGTATACCATCAACGGCAGCAACTCCTGCAAACCCGTTTAAGGCAACATCTTGTGGATAGGGGTGAACCATTTCCTGTATTACCTCCCGGGGTATTTTGGCTAGTATATCCATCAAAAATGATTTCTCACACTCAGCCAAAATCACTTCATCTACCTCCAAAGGATGTAACATATCAGAAAGTGCCTTTTTCTGGGGTCGCACGCCTTTCATGACAGGGGCACATTTAGTGGTGGTTATACCATGCCTCTTGAAAAACTCAGCTCCCATCGTCGGTCTTACTGACGATGTAGAGTGCACTCGTTCTATAACGGTACCTCTCACAGCGGCAGTGCCTTCAGCATAATCGCACAACACAGCTGAAGGAGGTACAGTTTCTAGAATGGGTTTTTCATGACGTGGCTCAACAATCACATTGCTCTCACTCATCATAGGTTTACCATGCTCCTCTATCATGTCCATGATCACACTCTTATTCACGCGTGTCACAAATCCATAAGAGGTTCCTGTCCTTCCATGGCTATGAATACCCAAAAGTACCTTTTGAGTACCAATGTCTGCAAACACGGGAGTTCCACACAAACCAGAAAAGGTTCCTTCTGCAACTCGATAATCATAGCCAACTAAACGCTTCTTATCCTCATTGATAATAGTATTCTCATAAAAGGGAGCATCGTTGACATAGTTCGTAGTGTCTCCTGGGCTATCTAATACCAAAGACAAGCAACTTCCTTCTCTTGGTAGGGAGTCACTCATAAGATTTTCGAATGACCGCACTTGTATGAACTTCTCAATATATATGAGAGCCAAATCCAAATCTGGACGACGCACTACACAGGATTGAGATATCCTATTGTAATTTGTCCTAGTGCCCACTCCTTCTTCATGGCCTACACTCAACTGGATATAGAATGAGTCCGTCTTAGGAACCGTGTGTTCGCACGCAAGCCAGTAATTCCCCCCTACACCAAATAAATGAGATACGGAAACTTCCTGCATACCATCAGCACGCTCGGCAAACTGAACTTTAGCAATAGCCTTCCTCAAACGGTTCAGAAGCTGCTCCTTAGTAATGTTGGAAGAACTGGTGGGACTAAAGAAAGTTGTATTGACTTCATTACGAGGCCCCCACACATTCAGACGTTCATTTTCGCGAGGTTTGGGGTAAAACTGCCCCTGAGCCGTCAACTTCTTTATTTCCTGTGAAGAATTATAAATCTTCCAGGAAGCTCCCAAAGCTAAACCAACTGAAATCAAAGCAATAGGAAGATTGTGATACTCTCGCATCACATCACCATACTTCTGCAGTTGTGTTCTGGTATCTCGAGCGTACACTCTATTAATCATCTGAAGTCGTAAAGAACGACATTTCTGTTTCATGATATAACGTGAGGCATACGCAATGATATTGTCAGCCCTAAGGTAGACATACATCAACAACATACCCAGTCCAAAGGATAGGAAAAATCCCTGGGCCGTCATACACAGACAATTGAGTGTAGTCTGATTACAACTCGCGCAGAGTTCCATGCTCAAGATATTCTGTTGAGCGCACTTAAAATTAAGCTGCTCTCTATCCCAATTATGGACTGCAGTCTTAAACCAACGCTCAAGTACTTGAACCGAGACTCCATCCATCAACGATCCCTCAAATTCAACAATTTGGGTTTGTAATACTCGCTGATTGGCGACCATCTTAAAATTTCGCTGTTTAATGCGAAAAGTCCAATAGTCCGTCCTTGGAGGTCCTCCACCTGGATTCAATTGTCCTGTTATAGGATCGGTGAACTCTGGCTTCAGTAGAGGTTCAATAACGTACTTGTATCTCCTCAAAACTGCCTCATCATTGCAAAAATAATTCGCCGCATTAAGATTCTCATTGTTCGTAGTTGCCACGAGAAACAATGGTCTAGCAGGAATTTTACCTTTAGAAGCTAATTCGGCTTGATTTGTAATGAATGGTGCATTGTTAATAAGTAGCAGCGTTTCCTTCAACCCTGGATCAATTTCACCCAAGGCCTTCGGATGGAATGCAGCTATGTCATCCAACCAAATAGCCCACATGGACTCTCTATAAGTTGACCAAAATTCTTCCAGACTTTCACGTTTATATAAACACTCGTCACTCTCATTCAATGGTCCAATTGAAGTGGACCTACAATTCAGAGCGAAAAGTTTATATAGAAATAGGACAATAGAAGATTTACCCACACCTGAATCACCAAAAATTTCAACAGCCAGGGGGGCTCGCCTAGTCTTAACAGCATTCACTCTTATCACCATCTCTTCTAGTTTATGTTTAAGTGGTTCACGCAAATTAATGAGGGGGAGACAGTCAGTTTGACTCAGCTCTTTTGCGTTAGCAATTAAGCTGTCAAGTTTCTTTATCTTCTCCTCAACTCTATCTCGCAATCCAGAGACATATTCCAACTGCGAAGTACCATCAATGACCATCTGCATTTGGTGTTTCAGGTCACCAACTTCGACATACTCGGTAACATAAACACCTCCGGACTGATATATCGCTCGGACATTACCAGTCTTATATACAACAGCTCCTGCTCCACAAAAATAGAGTAAAGATCGCCCCAATGTAGAAATTAAATCACCACTGGTGTGATGGTATTTCTTACGCAGAAGAGACTCTTCAAAAGCATTGTAACCAAGACTGGAAAATGTTAATCCAACTTTTCCAGCGACACCACTGATAAGGGCATACATTGCTAGCTTGTACAGCTTATCCCACATTGGAGCATTCCGAAATTTATCGAAATCGTCTAACATGGCTTCAGCTGTGTCAAGATAACCCTGTTTAACTAAACGGGGTCTTTGTTCATCCCGGTCAGCATTCCACGACTGTAAGCGTCGCCACAAACCTTCTCTGACATCGGATATCACACTCTCACTCTTAGTCAGGGTCTTGTAGTAGCCCAACAAGGCTGCCATTTGACCTGCTCTGTCAGAGTTATATAAATTAATGATCAAAATTATGATATCCTCAATAATGCCTAGCAGACGGTCTGCACCGAAGACATTAACAGCCGTGTTTGCCTTATCAAGGCGATTCAACACAGCATGGAAAATCGTTTCAGTGAACTTATCACTCGCACTATTGCGTAAACTATTAAATTGCTCAAAAAATTGTTTAGCATATCGCTTAATTGTATTAGCAACTCGATTACGCCAAGCTGGTCGGTCCATAAGCCGTTTATTCGTCCTCCGATATTCCGGTATTGGACCATAAGCATCTGGTTCTGGCAGATTCAATGGTTCAGCGTCAGGGTCCTTAAGCATCCTAATAAATAGGGTGCCCATAGGATCTTTCTCCAAATGATCTATAATAAAATTATAATAAATATGATATGACCTATTGGTATGACGCAGGGTCAAGACATGTATGTCAAGAATATCAGCCGCCAAATGCACACACTCATAAATAGTGGGTACGCGACCGTGTTCAACACATGTGCAATCAGAAGGCTGTTTCTCACTCTTAGCACACTCGACATGTTTTACCATGATAGCTTGAGCCTCCTTCCATTGATCCTCCATAAGCTGTTTCCAATCTGGATGTGGGAACTTCATAATCGTTTGATAATATACCCACGCAAACCCAACAAAGTCAGGTTGGCGATCTAATAAATAATCTATGTAATCATCAGTCTTATGCCTCTTCTTATCAGATTGTGGCAGATATTGATTAGCCTTATCATCCTCATCTATAGAATACATCATGACCCCAACGACCATTACATGTTGTGGTGAAACACGTATCGTACACAACTTATGGTAGAATGGATCCTCATGAAGGGTTGGTTCTGTGTTCAGAGACTCTAGAATAGCAATCTCCTCCTCAGTAAACTCTTCAACTGTTTGGATGGGATGTTCCTCCCCCCAAAATGGGTTAACAGTGGGCCGGGACAAAATGTCACCGACCCTTGGTGGGTGCTCAAAGGGCACCCGTGGAGATAACGCTCGTCTAGCGTCATACACAGGACGCTGCCACCCTCCTTGAGGGAAGGCACCAGCATCACAAGAACTATACGAAGGGGTGTGTGTCGTCGCACCCTGGACGGTTGAATTCTGAGAAACAACATGTGATGGAATTTTATTTTGAGAGTTCATCCAACTCTGGGTTTGATGTTCCATTTCTCTGCCCTATGGTCTCAGGGCCCTGGAAAGGTATCAACACAGTGATTGCTTCCGTGCTTGCTGATCAAGTGAATTATAGGTTCTACAAGAGAAATTCACTTATGTCAACGAAGTAGAGGGAACTAGCGGGTTAGGCTATTTACAATATGTGCAGCTTTCCATGGGTACCCAACACGAGACAACTTAGCGGGGTGTGTGGAGAGACGAATCTTGCCTCCACTCCTGGTGGTCTGGAACTGCCAGCTTTCTTGCCAGGTTGCTCTGGCACTATTGACATGCTCCCAGCAGCATGACCATAAAGGTACACAATAGATTTATGGGGGGAAGGGTTGGGAGTGTTAAGCACACTCCCTAAAGCTCGCTCTCTAGATTCACTCGTAAGTGATTCCAGCCAAAAGCCTCAACGGCTTCAAAAGTAGAGCGAACACCTTTTCCACTGGGAAAGGGGTTGGTTACTTAACCACTGAGTTTGTTAAACCGGTTTGCTCCGGTTTTTGCGTCTTGTTCGGTGTTAGAACAACAAAAGTAAAACTTCAAAGACGACGCAGCACCTTTAAAATAGTTCGAGTGACTATTTTCGGAATATAAAACAAGCTTCCACCAACATCGCTAAATGCGGGTGTGAATGTGCATCGCTAAATACACATCGGATAGGCGTGCTCCCTACACATCGCTAAATGTGTAGCGAGGTTGTAGAATATCGATCGAAAATCAATCACCCTCAGGACAAAACATAAAATAAAGAAATCCTGTGAACTACGCCGAGATAAAATCTCGACTTGCGCAAAAGCGCTGAACTCCCCTGGAACTGACATAATGTCAATCCCAG